GGCGCAGGCAGCAGAAACCGCCACATCGCCGCCGAGCGGGAGAATGACGATGCGATATTGGTTGTCTGGAAATCGGCAGCGCGGTTAAGCCGTAGCGCGTCTACATAGGCATCGAAGTCAGCAAGTGCCATGTCTTATTTCTCGACGGTGGCGATGCAGCCCCACACTTCAGGCGCAGTCGCTACGGAAGGGATGAACATCAACGCTAGACACGCATCAGGGTTGATAACGGGGATGCCGGGAAGTCCTGTGCTGTAGTCGCGCCAGCCTGCTGTGCCCGCTACGCCGACCGGAATCCAAGCAAGCGGCTGCGCGATAGTGATGCCGAAATTGCCAAGCGTGCCGGTCGTAGCGGTCAGTTTGACTTTCTCGATGGCTTGAATGCCGGTATCACCCGCAGCCAGTGGGATGCGCTGCGCTCGCGTCACTTCACGCGCGCCGGTTGCACCGAAGAAAATATTTGAGGTCTGCGCCGCTGTCCCTGCTTGGTTGGTATAGGTCATCGTCAGCGTCGTGCTCGTAGTGCCGACGATTGTGTAAATCTCATACCACGCCATATTTCCCGCGCCGCCCGTGTTGCGGGTCAAAGCAGGGGTAGGCGTTCCGCCTTGCACCGTCTGGTCAGCAGTCGAGTTACCCGCTAGCCCGCCAATGTGGAAAAGCCGGTCATAGAGCAAATACACGCCAGCGGTCAGCGGCGTAATGCTTGCGCCAATCAGGTGCAGATCGCGTCCGCCCGTAGCGGCGGTAAACGGTATTGCGCCCGTCGTCGTGCGGTCAGGAATAGCGGCAACGGTCGGCACTGCGCCGCCTGCGGGCATCCCGTCATAAGTCCAGAGCGAGCATCCGCGACCAGCAACAGGGACAGTTGCCGCCACGCCCGCGACACGCGGCACCTTGTGATAGAACAGGTTGTTCGGCGTTCCGCTGTTGCCGCCAGATTGTCGGTTGATGAGGTCGGAAAGGTCAGTGATTGCAGCCATCAGTTACCGCTCCAATTAACGCCGTTGGCGACCGCGTGTGCCTTCGCGGACACGATGAGCGCGGCGAGGTTGTCAAGGTTCACCCCAGACGAGTACTCCCACCCGCCAACCTGCGGCTGGATATCAAACGCACCACCGCCCACGACGATGCGCCAGTCGCCAGAATCCGCGATGTAAACGAAGGAGCCGGGGAGGACGATGATTTGCATGGTTAACTCAGGGTGATGGCAGCGCCAGTAAAGTCCACGGTGAAGGTTTCGGCGTTTGCCATCGTGATTGACGAGCCGTAGTCCCACCACCCAACAAGCGGGTCACCCGCCACGGTGTCGTCGTACAGCACGACATAGCGGAACGGGCCGACAGCGCCAGATGCCGTCATCACCAAATCCGCGAGGACGAGCGTGTAAGTGCCGCCCGTCTGAGATGAACTCGTCGTTGAGACATTGCGCGACGAGAGGTTGGTATAAGAAATCTGCGTAATGTCGGTCAACACGCTGTTCGTAGCAACAGGCGCGGAGTTGGTCAGGGCAATCACGAACTGGTCGGAGGCAAGGTTTGCCGCCTCAACCATCGTCTCTGCCCACGCTTGGAACTTGTTGTAGGTAGCCATGTTTGCCTCAATTTACCGTCTGTTGATCGCGCACAATCTCAACACCCGCTGCACGACCATCCGCGCCGCGAATAATACGCTTTGGTGCGTACATCGCTTGCATAGCCGTCTGCAAGTACGCAAGCGTCTCGGCGTGTTGCTGTGCCTGCTGTGTCTGCATCTGCTGTAAGCCCATCATAACCTTTTGCAAGTCCCCACCCACAGCCTGCGCCATCTGCTGCGTCTGCGAGGCTTGCGCTTCAAGGTTGGGGATATCCGCACCCGGATTGGCAGAGATACGCGCTACGAGAACTTTAGTCTGCGCGTCGAGATTGGCCTTCCACTTCTCCAACTCGGTCTTGTTCTGCATTTCCTGCGCCTTTAACTGCGCGTCAAACTGCATTTTCTGCGCTTCGGCCTGTTGTTCAGCGGCAATACGCTGCTGCTCCATCTGCATCTTTGCGGCCTCAACCTGCTGCGCCTGTTGCATCTTTGCTTGTTCCATCTGCATTTGAACCTGCGCGGCTTGCTGTTGGGCCTGTACCTGACCCTCCATAGCCTGCTGCTCTGGCGACGGCTGACCCTGCGATTGCTTCATCTGCTCCACCGCTTGATCTATTGACCCTTCCAGCGGACGCGCCTGCTTGAACGCTTGTACACCGAACTTCATCAGTTCCGACATGACCGGCGCAAACTCCGGTCGAGCCGTCGCAACCGGCAACGCCTGCGCCATAAACCCACCGAACGCCTGCAAGAACTCCATGCGGTCTTGCTTCATCTGCGCTTCGTCAATCTGCACGAGGCTATCCGCAGCCACATCAATGCGGAAGTTCCGCAACGGGCTGTCCTGCAACAACTGCAACGCCTGCGGAATAACAGCCTTGTCAGCGTCTGACATCTGCTCGGCAGCGGCATACGCAAGGATGGTCTGCGGCTGGAACTTGGTGCAGATAATCTGCGCCTTGATACGCAATAGGTCAGTCGCAAAGAGCGCCACATCTTCCTGCATCGACCGCAAGCGAAGGGATGCGTACTGGCCTTTAATCTGCTGCGCCGTCGCCGTCTCACTCGCAGAGGTCTGACCCCGGATAATGTCCGAGATGCCCGTAATCTCGTAAATCTGGCCCTTGATTTGTTCCCGCGCCTGATAACACTGAATCAACGCGCCAGCAATCTGATCTAACGGCAACAGGTCAATCGACCCCTTTAGCCCGCCCTTCTCGCTAAACGCCATCCACTTATCAACCGGAATAAGCGCGTTGTTTTCACCCTCGGTCAACAATCGCTGCAGCGCCGGTTGCGATGCGTCATACACACCGCGAACGCGCATAGCCTTTACCAGTCCGTCGATGCGGTCGGACAGAATATCCAACTCGGCGGCTTGGTCTTGATAAAGCGTAAAGTCAGGGACGGGTACCAGCGTGTCGCTTGTCGTGGTCGCGTACAACGGTTTCGGGCAAGGGAAGAAGTTTTCCAGCCCCAACGGGTCGTCGCGCTCGTCGATAATCTGCGGGTAGCCCTTACAGAACCAGTAAACCTTTTTAGTGTTCTTGTCCCACAACTCGCATATCTTGGCGCGGTTGTTTGTCCGCTTGCGCTCGTTGTAAGCGTTCAGCGGCTCCGGGCCAGAGTCTAGCGGGACAACCTTTGCCTTATCCTCGCCAAAACGCTCTACAAGCGCCTCATGGGTCATGTACACCCAGCGCCATACACAGGTAACTTCCTCCCATGTGCGGGCTGTAGCGTGTCCAAAGTCCTTCCAATGCACATAGTCAGCAGGGGCGCACTCGTAGTCGATGGCCTCAAGGTCTGCGCCTTCGATGTCCTCCGTAATCTGCAGCCCCTCATCGCCTATGCCTACCCGCGTCACATGGGGTTCATACCGCACCCACGCAATGCCGCGACCGCCGAGGAATCTATCCTCAACGCTGTATTTCATCGCAGCGCGAAAGTCAGGGTAATGCTCAATCTCAAAGTCTAGCGCCCGCTCAACAAGGGTAGCCGCCACACGCCCTACCGGATCGTTGTCCCCGAAACGCCGCGATACATCAGCCTTCGGCAATCGGGCAAAAACCGCAGGGGTAAGCGTCTGGACATTTGACCAAAGGATATTGAACTTGGCGGTTTCGTTGTTTGACTGCCCGCGAGTGTCATCGCGGTACCGCTTGATGATTTTCTTCGCCCGCGCTTCCCACTTGCCAAACTCGGAATCATAGGCAGCGATAACGCCGAGCCACTTTTGCACGGGGCTAGTTTCAAGTTCCATATCGCCCCCTGCGGGTTATCAAGCCGAGAAGATGCCCACAGCGGCGACAGTCACACCCGCGCCCGTGGTTACGCGCCACGAACCCGATGCGCTAACAGCGTTCACCTCTAGGCTATACACGCCAACCGGGGTAACAGCAGGCATCGTAAACACCGTGGTTGCGTTGTCGAGAATCGTAACCGTTGAGGTTGCAGCCGTGTTAACAACAACGATAACGCGATGCAGGTAATCGCCAATTGCACCAGTGCCGCCTAGAACCTGCGCCGTCTGCGAGGCCGCGACCGTTTCATACTGGAAGCGGTAAGGGTCAGCCGTACTCATATCCGTGATCTCCGACTTGTCTGCGCCGTCGCCCACATATCGTTGAGCGTAGCGGTGTTAGTAGGCCCGACCATCAGCGGTCGAGTTTCCGCAGAACGCTCCGTTGTGGGTGCGTCCTCACGATAAGCCAATGCTAGCATACGAAATGCGTCTGCTGAGTGCGAGCAATTATGCACGACCGCGCCATTAGCAAGCGAGAACTCCTCAGCGTCAGGGACGGTAAGGCACCAAACATCATCTTGTTCCTGAAGCCTGCTTACGCTTTCGATACGCAGCGACCCGGCATAGCGTTCCGCAGTAAACCTGTTGGTTGGCAGATTTGCGAACAACCGCCTCAAACCCTTTACCGCAGTTTTTGCAAACAGCAGGGACGCGCTTCCACTTTTGCCAGTTTTTACTTCGCTCTGCGAGACGGCGATGCCATGTTCTGCCTTGTTCGCTGCGATGCCATTCTGCCGCTGCAACTCTTGCCGCAGAACTAAAAGTGTTTTTGGGGCTTCTGTGAACATCGGCTCTTGCGTGTTCTGATGCGGGCAAGCATTCCAAGTTTTCCAAGTTGTTATTTTGCGGATTGCCGTCTTTATGATGGATGTGGCAACCGTCTGGAATCGGCCCAAACGCAGCAGCCCAAGCAACCCTGTGAAGCCTTTTGCCACCCCGAGCATAATACGCCTCCCCCGGCCATACGCGGTAAAGACCGCCATCGAAATACTGCGTGATGCTGTCAAGGATGACAGGATTTCTGTACCCGGCATCAGGCTTTCTGCGGATTTCCACCCGCACACTGTTTTGAACAAATGATCCGGCGTACATTTCACCGAATACCCGCTCTTGAACACCACCTCCACAAGTGGGGCATTTTTCCGAGTAACCCTCGGATTGATGTATTGCTTCCAGCCACATGAAGTCAAAACCTCGCCGCTATATGGGAGGTCAATTATGCGGCTTGTTCCGTAACGCGTCAATATTTTGGTATTAGCGACAAAACACCAATCGTGGCGGGGCGCTTGTCTGAACGCCTTCTTGTCCTCGTCGTACTCGCGTTGATACTGCCGCAAGGCTTCGATGCCGTCCCTGCACCCGTCCTCGTTAAACCAACAGCGCGGCAAAACCTGACGCACCGCTTGGATGCCGTCCTGCACCGACAACTCTGGCACCACGGCAAGATTAGCAAAGCCTAGATGCGCCGCCAGTTGTTCAATGATGCTTTTACCCGCAGCCGCTAGCGTCTTTGCCCGTGCGTCATGCGGCAGGTAGTGTTTAGCGTAGCGGTAAGGCTTTACCTTCACCGTGTCTGCAATTTGTTCAATACTTGCGCCACTAACCGAGTGAAAGTCTATAACACGCACCTCACCACGCAGCACTTGGTAAAACCAGATGGCGGTATCGTCCTTGTATCCCAAGTCCCATGCGGTATAGACCTTTAGATTTTCGTCCCACCGAACGCGCCCGATGCGTCCCTGCTCTTGTGCCTCGCGCATCTCTTTACCGTAGAACGCGCCGAGGATGGCGGCCTCAAAGGAACACTCGTATTCCTGTAGGTATTGATCTTCCGACAACTGCGCCCGTGCTGCGTTAAGTTCCGATACCGGAAGCAGCCCGCTTGTTGATGCAGGGAGCCGCAGCAAAAACCATTCGTCCGGGATGCGCCGCGCTGTCTCGTAAATGTCCCAGAACTGATTCTTACCCTTTGGCGTACCGGCAAATACCGCCCACCCTTGTTTGTCGGAAAGCGCTGGGCGTATGACATTGCCAAACACGCTAGGTTTAAAGTCGCCGTATTCGTCAAGGTAAATGCCGCTGAACCCTAGACCGCGCATAGCGTCTGCGTTGTCCGCGCCGAACAGACTAACCTTTGCGCCGTTGAGTAGCGTTAGGGTCATCATCTGCTCGTTAGCGTCAGAGATCAGCGGGGCGGCGTAAAACTTGAAGTAGTCCCACGCGATGCGCCTAGCCTGATTCTGGTAAGGCGCGACATACCCGAACAAGCCGTTAGGCGCGGTATACATCACGGCTGCGCGGATAATGTCGTTTACCGCTGCGACTGTTTTACCGGCTCGACGATGTG